GTAGATGGCTACCTCTGGTACTACTTCATTCAATCTAGACATAGATGAGCTTATTCAAGAAGCTTATGAACGTATAGGTATTGATGGAAGTAGAAGTGGGTATCAATTAAAATCAGCTAGAAGATCAATAAATTTATTATTATCTGAATGGGATAACAGAGGCGTCCATTTATGGAAAGTTGAAAAAGCAACTGTTAATCTAGTATTAGGTCAAGCTGAATATAATTACGCAGCTGATCCTACTAATTTCCCTAATAATATAAATGATGTTTTAGAAGCTTACGTTAGAAATAATACAGTTACTACTGCACCTGTAGATATATCATTATCTAAAATAGATAGATCTGCTTATGCATCTTTACCTAATAAATTATCTCAAGGAACACCCTCACAATATTATGTTCAAAGAACTGTAAATCCTAGTATCTTTTTATATCAAACTGCCGGATCTAATTATTCTAATTCTTCTAATCCAAGCAACTATCAATTTATATTCTATTACTTAGCTAGAATTGAAGATGCTGGAACTTATACAAATACACCAAATGTAGTTTTCAGATTTTTACCAGCTTTAACTTCTGGACTTGCTTATTATTTAGCAGTCAAACACGCTCCGGAAAGAATTGAACAATTAAGAATGTTATATGAAGACGATTTACAAAGAGCTTTACAAGAAGACAGTCAAAGAACATCTTTATATATTTCACCTAAAGCATATTTTGGAGATGGAATGTAATGACTACGTTTTCTACAGGTAAGAAAGCCTACGCTATATCAGATAGATCAGGTCAACGTTTCCCGTACCAAGAAATGGTAACCGAGTGGAACGGATCATTTGTTCATTATACTGAATACGAACCAAAGCAACCTCAATTAGAACCTAAAATACCAGGCAACGATCCGCAAGGCTTACAGAACGCACGACCTGACAGAGTTGAGCCTGCTGTATTAGTTCAATTAGCTGCTAATCCTTTTTATTCAGTTGTTGGAAGTTCAACTATTTTAATTAATGATCCAGGTCATGGAAATAAACTTGGAACATCTATTGTTATAACAGGTGCATTATCAGGAAATGGTTTTACTATTCCAGTTTTAAATACAACAATTGGTTCTACATTAACTTCAGTTAGTTCAGATACTTATAGTATTAATTTACCAAATACTGCAAACGCTACGGGATTCTTTGGTGGAGAATTTGTAAGTATTGGCCCCTCAGCAGTAGAATTAGATAATAATCCTTTTGTAATTTCTATTGGAAGTTCAACAATTAGAGTAAATGATTTTGATCATGGTAGAAGAACAGGTAATACTGTGGTATTTTCTGCTGTTAACGCTTTAAATAACTTTAATAGCGCATCGGGATTTACAGTTGATGTATTAACAACAAGCGTTGGATATAGTATAACAGTTGTTAATGCGAATAATTATACCTTTAATGCATACTCAGGAACTGCTATACTGAATGGTGTTATTGGTGGACCTAACGTAACAGCACAAACGATATGAACTACGGAGAACTAAGAGATCAAATTAGAAATTATTCAGAATTATCTGATAACATGTTATCAGATTCAACTGTTGCTATTATTGTACAAAATACAGAAAACAGAATTTATAGAGAAATTAATATAGATGCATTTAGACTATATGCATCTTCTATTACAGTTACAGGAACTTCAACAATATCAGTACCCTCTGGTTTACGTAATATTAGATACGTAGAAATGATTAATGGTAGTGGTGAAGTTACTAATTTATTACAAAAAGATAGTTCTTGGTTAGCTGAATATAATAATAAACCAGGATCATCTACTTATTACGCAGAACCTAAATATTGGGCTAACTGGAATGCTACGACTTGGTTTGTAGCACCTACTCCAGATGCTGCTTATGCAATTAATATTGCATATTATCAACAACCTGCTACTATTACCTCTAGTACAACAAGTACGAGCTATGTATCCGTATATGCTCAGGATTTACTTTTGTATGGTTCTTTGATAGAAGTATATAAATATATCAAAGGTCCTGATAATATGGTACAGATGTTTCAACAATCATATCAAGAGGCACGTGAGTCTTTTGGTGTTGAACAAACTGGTCGTAGAAGAAGAGACGAATATGTTGATGGAGAACCACGAGTTGTTGTGGATGCTCCACCACCAGGAAAATAACAAGGAGTTAATATGGCAAATATAGTACCAGATAGTTTTAAACAAGAATTGTTTTTAGCAACACATAATTTTTCAACATCAGCAGGCAATACTTATAAGTTAGCACTTTACACAACTGTAAGTGGATTTTCTGCAAGCACAACAAATTATATTACAACTAACGAAGCAAGTGGTACTGGATATTCTGCAGGCGGAACAAGTTTAGGTTTAGCTTCAACTTGTACTGTTGCACAAAATATTTCTTTCATTAGTTATAACAATGCAACTTTTTCTACTGCAACATTAACAGCTTCATGTTGTTTAATTTATAACAGCACACAATCTAATAAAGCAGTTGTTGTTTTAGATTTCGGTGGAAGTAAGACTTCAACAAACGGCGACTTTACTATTCAGTTTCCAACAGCTAACTCAACAAGCGCAGTTCTAAGAATCTCTTAGTAATTTTGCCATAGGAAATTTATGGCTACAGATACTTCTTGGGGATACGAAGGATGGAGTACCTATTCTTGGGGCGGACAAGGCCAAGATGTTACAGTCTATGTAGGTATCATAGAAAATACATGGGGTAATAGTGCTTTTGGTTATGGTACTTGGAATGGATACGTACCTGATCCTAATTTACAATTAAATACTCAAACTGGAACTGCACAAGCATCTTTTCCTGCTTATGTAGATATTACTGGATCTCAAGCAAATGTAGAAGTTGGAACATTACAATTTTCATTAGATCAAATAATAGATGTATCTACGAATCTATTAGAAACACAAACAGGTAATGCAGCATTTTCACATTCTGAAATACAAGTTGCAACAGGTAATCAATTAAATATTTCAACTCCTCCTGTTTATGATTCATGGGGATTAAATGCTTGGGGAGAATATCCTTATGGTGGTGGACAACCAATTGTTATTAGTGCTTCTGCTAATGTTGTATTATCTTCTGCTGAACTTGGAATTCAAACTGGTACATTACAATTTGCAGGTAAAGCAACTGTAGATGTAGTTGGATCTCAACTTACATTAACAGTTGATAATGCAACTGTAATTGCAAAAGCAAATGCAGGTGTTACTACAAATTTATTAGAGTTCTTAGTTCAAAATCCAAGTATCTCTGCAAAAGGATTTACTGAAGCTGTTGTTGGAAATGAATTAGGTATTGGTCTTGGAACTATTAACTTTAAGATTGATAATATAATATCTGCAACAGGTTCATCTGTTCAAATAGGAACAGGTCAAGTTACAGTCGCTCTTCCTACAGTTGTTACTGCAACAGGTGTAAGTTTAACAACTCAAGTTGGTAATGTTACAATATCAGCTAAAAACTTTATAGATGTAGATGGTAATCAATTATCAGTATCTACAGGAACTCCTACTTTATCTTTAGGTGCCGGTGCTGTAGCAACAGGATCTTCAGTTAATGTACAGGTAGGTACACCTACAATTGTTTCAACTTATTATGTTACAGGAAATCAAGTAAATGTAGGGGTTGGAAATGTAAGCATTTCTACACAACAAATTATACAACCTGTTGGAAGTTTATTGACAATAGGCACAGGAACCCCTATTGTATATGGCTGGGTTATAATAGATCCTACAACAGGTCAGAATTGGTCTGCAATTACACCTAATCCAAATCAAACTTGGAGTACGGTAAACGCTACAACGAGTCAAACTTGGAGTACTATTAATGTTACTACAAGCCAAACTTGGAGTACTATTAATGCAACAACAAGTCAGTTTTGGTCTCAAATACCATAATGACAAAACCTTAAAAAAGTGATAAGGAGAACATAATATGGCAAGTACATTTAGTAATTTAGGTTTAAACTTACAAGCAACTGGCGAAAACTCTGGAACATGGGGTGCCATTACAAACGTAAACTTACAAGATATTGATAATGCTATCTCTGGTGTATTTTTAATTACATTAACTGGAAATACTACTTTAGCTTTTACAACAAATTCATCTTCAACAACTTACACAGACGAAGCAGGTAGAAATAAAACAATTATTTTATCTGGTTCACTATCAGCAACTACAGTTACAGTAACTGTTCCGAATATTGAAAAAGATTATTACATTATAAATAATTCTGGAGCGACTACAGTAATTTCTTCTGGTGGTTCTACAACTGTATCTATTGCAACAGGATCTAAAAATATCGTTGTTGTAAATCCAAGTGCAACTTCTGTAATATCTGCTTTACCAGCTGACCAAGTTAATTCACCCGGTGGAACAACTAATGCTATTCAATATAACTCTGCAGGTTCTTTTGCAGGTTCAACTAATTTTACTTATGATGCAACTAATGTATCATTATTAAATAATGGTGCTTTAAGATTATATAATACTGCAGGTACTTTTTATACAGGGTTAAAAGTGGCAGCGGCTGCAGCAGCTACAGCTACATTTACTTTACCATCTGTTGATGGTACAAAT